CAAGCAATTGGATGGCAAACCTCTGGATTACAAGGAGCTCTGGAAGTATATGTACGAGAACAAGACAGAAAATCCAGAGATTGCCTTCAAAGCCATGAAAGCAGATATCCTGGAAAAGCAGCTCGAACAAGCGGAAAAGGAGGGCATGAAGAAGCTTATTGAAGCAAAGACAAACATCCCTAAAGTAGATGGAGCAAGGGGAACAGGTGCAGTAGCGCCTACCCCACCAAAAACATTCGCAGAAGCCCGAGAAAGGGCGTTACAAAGAGACTATTTCAAATAATTGGAGGATGATAAACTATGGCATTTGACCTGTCCGCCGCAAATGCGGTACTCAAAGAAGATTATCTGCCGCCGGTGCGTGAGCAGCTGAACAATGACAATCCGGTCATTCAGAAGCTTGTCGCAAAGAAGCAGGAGGCAACAGGAAAGCGTTTCTACGTTCCTCTGCACTATGGACGAAACAATGGTGTTGGTTACCGTTCTGAAGGCGCTCAACTTCCGGCTGCTGGGCACCAAAAATACAAGGAATCAACAGGGAATACGAAGTACCTGTATGGTCAGATCGAAATCACTGGTCCTACCATCAAGGCCATGAGAAACGACAAGGGTGCTTTCATTCGTGCCGTCGATTCCGAAATGAGAGGACTGCTGCGTGACCTGAAAGACCAGCGTGCACGCGCTCTGTTTGGTGATGGTACTGGTAAGTTGGCAACATTTGATGCGAATACATCCACCACGACACTGACAGTGGACAGCGTGAAATACTTCCAAGTCGGCATGATCATCGACATCATCTCGTCCGGCGGCGTGGTATCCGTAGCAGGGCGTGAAATCACTGCGATCGATGTTGCAAACAAGACAATCACCATCTCTGGCGCAAACGTGACAACTGTCAATACGGATATTGCCGTTGTGACCGGCGACTACAACAACGAAGCCATGGGTCTCGGCGGTATCATGAGTACGACACTTTCTCTACAAGGTATCAACCCTGCCACAGACACATGGTGGAAACCAAACGTACTGAGCAATAACGGCACGCCTCGTTCTCTCAGCCAACAGCTTATGAGGCAGGCTGTTGATCTTTCAGAGCTGCAAGGAAGCCAGATCAACATGATCACATCTTCTTACGGCATTCGTGCAGCATATGAAGCATTGCTTCAAAACCAAGTGAGAATTGTTTCTCCAATGGAACTTGAAGGCGGTCACAAGACGCTGGAATATGATGGTCGCCCGATTGTGGTTGACCGCTATCATCACTCCGGCAAGATGTACTTCCTGGACATGGACGAACTCGACCTGTATCAACTGTCCGACTTCGAATGGATGGAAGATGACAAGGGCGCTGTTCTCTCCAAGGTTCCAGGATACGACAAGTACGAAGCCACCATGTTCTGCTATGAGACACTCATTACCTACAAGAGGAACGCACACACAGCGCTGGAAGACCTGACAGAACCGGTAGGATATTAATGCGAATGAGGGAGGGCTTTATGCTCTCCCTTTTTCATTATCACGGAGGGGTAGATAATGGCGAAATATGACATCTATCACATTGAAGAACGACTTCAACAATACGATCCTGATTATTTCCGCAGAATCGACTTTGACGAAAAGAGAGGGCTTCATAGGCTCATTTGCTATGATCCGGTGAACAGAGAAGAATACGTCGCATTTACTGTGCCAGCAGGTAAACTCGACCATAGAACGGTCGCTAAGTACATGGAAATTCACCCGAGAAACGGGTTTAACATATTCAAATACCTTGATCAAGAACTCAACAAGAGAGAACGAGAGCAAGAGAAACGAATCAGCGACATGGCGCATGACCTGGCTGACAACATTCTTTCTTCCTTCCGTATGAAGGTAAGCCGATCCATCGACTAAGGCGGTGATAGTGTGAATCTGCAAACGATCCTTGAACGGGTTGATCTATTGATAGACAATGACATATCAACACAGCAAAAGGTGACCACAATCAACGAGATATCCAAGCAACTATTCAGGAGGTTTCCGGTTCCAGATAAATTCGTGAAGTTCACCACGACAAACATCCCATACTACACATTACCTGATGACGTTTCTGAAGAACGGATCAGAAGTGTAGTTGTGAACGGGATCGAATACAAGAGGGTCACACCGGAAGATGATAGGCCAAACAGACCGTTTTGTACGGTCGTGGCAGACCATCTTTTTCTATATCCCAACACGCCTGATCAGACATGCGTGATTTTCTACCAGCCTAGACATGTTGAATTGAGCGCATCGAATCTGTCTGCCGTCCCCACATTCCCGGAGGATTATCACGAGATTCTTGTGTATGGACTGGCAATATGGATCGCAGAGATTCAGCGAGACGTTGATATGGTCAATAACTTCCAACGGAAGTATGACGAGATATTGAAGGACGCAGAACGGCATCTTCGGAAGATGGGGAATAAACGAGTCATTATAACGAATAGGTGGTGATCATATGTCAACAGCAATGGAAATCGCGGCTAAGGAACTGGAAAAGTTGATAAAGGCAGCAGATACGCCAACTAATCTATTCGATGAATTAAAGGCGGATACTCTGACACGAGCTATTAACGTCAAACATCCACCGTCGCCACTTGTCGCCGCTGTAGGTGACGGCACGACGGATGACACAGCAGCATTAAGAGCGATCTTTGATTACTGTAGAGATAATAAAACACCTGTATTTCTACCTTCTAGCACTTATAAAATTAGAGCATCTTTAGATGTCTCCGGCTTAGAGATATTCGGGGTGATGGGAGGCTACAACAACCAATCCGGTACGATTATTGAGGGTAGTGGTGATCATGCGATCTTGGTGCAAGAGAGCGTAGCAGTTGATAAGATTACCTACTCTATCTCCAATATTGCACTGAGAAATGGAACGCTCGGGTTAAAAATGACGTATGCCGTCCACTGTAGGATCGAGAATGTATTTGTAACCGAATGCACTGATGGTTTTGAGGTCGGTGATCCTGCTGTACTTGGAACGATCTGGAACAACTTTAGGAACTGTAGAGTTGATGTTAGCGGTGTTGCTCTAAAGATCGACGGGAAGGACTTTTCAAACGCTAATATATTTGACACATGCTTCTTCCGAGGGGGAGAAGGGGCGGCGATAGTAGACTGCGGGACGGGAATAGGGGCTGTGGCCAATCAGTTTCTTAACACTGAGTTTGCCGGTGCAAAGACAGGAATCACATTTAATAAAACTAAAAGCTCGTCTCTGACAAATTGCTACTTTGAGAGCGAAGGGCCGTCCATCGTCCTCGATGGGTCTAACTGGGACGTTTATATCGAGAATTGCACGTTCGGATCTATGAAAAATTCTAACACGGTAGGTGTTAATTCGTTTATCTGGCATAAATCCGGAGTGAGTCGGATCACTGTTGTATCTGGTTACGTGTATCTACCCTCTGGGGATGTTTACAACAATATGTTCTTTTTTCAAAGCGATGTCCCGTCAACATTTCTGCTAACCATGATGGATCCTCCGGAAAGAGAAATATATGCAACTGGGTTTACAATGTTCGCTCCGGGGTTGCCCACAAAGGACTGCACACTGGTGCATCAATCGGCGTACACCCCGCAGTGGTCGACGAATGGGAGTACACAACCGGATATTGGTAACGGCACACTAAAAGGCAGATACACTTTATCAGGCAGGCTATGTACTGTTCAGGTAGATCTAACCGCTGGGTCAACGACGACATTCGGTACAGGGCAGTTTCAGATTTCACTTCCCTTTCCCGCTCTCTCGGGCGGCGAACGCGCTCAAGGAATTGCCCGTATCTTCGATTCCGGTACGACGATGTATATTGGTCTCGTTGAGGTTAACGCCGGTAGCGCAACAGCAGTATTTTACACAAACGACAGCCCTAACCTTGTTCAGCATAACAGTCCGATGACTTGGGCGGCCGGCGATGCTCTGAGATTCACGATAACATACGAGATTTAAGTTTACTGGAAAAATGTCGGATTAATAGGTAGGTCGTAATAGGACGATAAAGCGCAACAATGGAGAGCTCCAGATCGGGGCTCTCTTTTATTTTGTTGAGAGGAGGCCATCATGAGCGTACCAGTTATCTACGACAAGAATATGCAACGTGTTGCGTATCTCGAAAACGCGATGACCGTAAGCTATGAGCAGCCGCTTAACGGCCTATGGACTGCATCTTTCTCGCTACCATTAAATGACCCGAAGAACGCAGAGTGTCAGCCGTTTAGGTTCGTGGAGCTCTTTGACGGCGACGAACGACTAGACTTGTTTCGCATCATGCCAACGACAGCCGCTCGCAATGAGAACAAGCAGACGATCACATACCAGTGCGAGCACGTTTTAGCGACGCTGATCGATGATGTGCTATTCCAGTATCACCAGATCGGCAATCTCGGTGTGTACACACGAGACGTACTGTCATACATCCTTAGCAAGCAGACCACTCCAAGATGGCAGCTAGGTGATGTGTCGTTTGCCAGACAGTTTGAATATTCGTGGGAAAATGAAAGCCTGCTGGCTGCTCTGTTTTCCGTGCCAAAGCCATTTA